CCCATCCCAAGGACGACAGCAGGTACTTCTTGCCGTCGTCTAGGCGCACACGTTTCTTTGTGGGCACCCAATCACCTATAAGGTGACCATCGCCGTAGCCATCAGGACCAAAGATGGCCAAAGCAGGGTGGATCCATTTACCACGTATGTAGGCGGCTTGATCAAACCAGCCGACCCGCATGCAGTGGTTATGGTAGGAAAAAAGGCTTTCCGGAGTTACGTACGACTTTTGGTAGTACGGCCGGATATCTGTACCCAGGTAAAAGTCCGCTCCACACGACTCCCTAAAAGGACCACGCACAAATGACTTAGCTGAATTAACAGTAAAACCACAGTACGAAAATACGGCCTCCACCAAACTGTAAGCTTCCGAAGGGATAATTAAATCATCCCCATAGATGCTGAGTTCGGTAGTTGGGAGCCAGAGGTGCCGCAGACACGACCAAGCTAAGGAGTAAAAAATTAAACTCTCGAGCTCGAACGTGAACGAGTTGCCCATCGTACTGAATTTCTCCAGCTTAATTGACAGCCCGTTATAGTCAACGGTATCCGTACGTGCCAGGTCCATTAAGACCCACCACGATTCCGGAAGCAGAAACGCCACCACTTGAGTACTAATGGTGTCGCTAGCCGACGAGAAATCTACTGTAGCAAGGTGGTTAGTCTTACTACCCAACCAGGCAAGGTACCGGTTACGGTCTTGCTGATTGAGATCTACGCCAACTCTTTTTAGACGCCGCCGTATGGTCTTGCCGATCCCCTGTTGTAATAGGGAATTTAGTACAGGCTCGACCACGATTGCGCGGTATTTCCTGGCGTCTTTAGGCACGAACTGCAACCGACCATTGTGCACTTCTACGTTAATCGTGACGGAGTCATCCGTTTCCGACGACGCGTGGTGCGAGCAATAGAGGGGCATCTCACCGAGAAATTTCGGGAGGAGAGGCAGCAGTTTTGTGCTACACGCAGGCTGAACGCCTAATTTCACTCGTGAACAGGCGTCTTTTTTCTTGACATTAGTCGTTGCCCCAGGACCGAAGCCAAATTTCATTTGGTCGAGCGTGGGCGCATTCCGTAATATCTGCTGGATCTTCTTCCGTGCGGTCATCAGGATGATGTCCCACGGATACCCCATTGGGGTACCAGCAGAGTACCGACAAAAGCGCTCATTAACCGCTTGACACGTGACTTCGGTCTGCGCGAACTTCCAGAAGGCTGCGAGAGTCTTGGAGGGTCCCTCAAGTTCGAGGGGCTCAAGTTTCTCAAATAAAGCTACAGCCTGACGAGCATGTGCAAGGTGTTCAACATCGACACCAGGCAAGTACTCAAACTGGAAATCGAGCAATCCCGTCCAATCAGAAGACCGGATGAGAAACTCAAGAGTAGGCCCGTGAGGACCCGCTTTCTTCGCGTGAAGTAGGGCAAGATCCCGGAGGATCCAGATGGTATCAGCATAGTCGTACCTATCTAGCCAGCCAGATTTGAGGCTCGGCCCCTCGTGCATAGACATAATATACTCCTTAGAAGTAAAGAAGGGGATATATGTTGAGCCCGATTAGCTGGGCCAGAGCAGGTTGACCAGTCCATAAGGAGCCGGCGACGCCGAAGAAACATCTCGGAATGTGTCGGCTGTGGAGGACTGCGGGTACGCGGAACCGCCTGAAACAGAGGTTGCGCCCGATACCAAATGGGCGAACATCCGAACCAGGTCAGCACGCGTCTCGTTGCTGCCGCGCGGCGAAAAATAAGCGGTCATCGAAATGGCCTCTTCGTCCGCGACGATCGGCGCAGCTTGGAAACCAGCTGCGTTGACGGTACCACTGGGAACGACCTCCATAATAGGGAGCGTCAGCTTAACGTTGACGCGGACGCGGCCGTTTTTCATCTCTTCTGCCTTCTCCTCCAAACGTACTTGACCAGCAGCAGCAATGCCGCTGATGTTGGTACGCCAGTGGGGGTTCGGGGTATCGGAGACGGGAACGAGCGTCACGTCCGATGCGTCATCCTTTTTGAGGAGGATAGTGGTCATTTGGGGCATAATAGCTCCGTTAGTTACTTACTCTGGTTGGCGGAACCAGAACCGTGGCGAAAGATGCTTGTTAGGAGGGAGATCCCGTTCAGCGCATGTTCTACGCTAAAGGGGTTCTTAAACTCGGGTAGCGGGACACTAGTTCCCGCAATGGCGCCTAATTCTCGCGTCATTATAACTTCGGATGCACCGTAAAGGCCATCCCATGTGTACCCGCCTCCAGGTTGGGGGTTTCTCGCGCGCTCGCTTCGCATTCGGGTTGTAAACCCGGAGCCCTCAATTGAGGGAATTGCGGCGCGAGTCGAAAGGTAGCTACCGACGGGAATAAACCAGTCGGCTACGAAAGAAAATGGAATCTTTTCCCAGAGAACTAATTCTGGGTCGAGGAAACCAAACTCTCGTAGAAGGGCCTTTGAGCCAAAATCAGCCCGATTAACTACGTCCCAGGTTATCCGCTCAACAAATGTACGCTTCCCACAATGAACGCCGAAAATAGTAAGGCCATCCACTTCAACACGAAAGTGTTGAGTATAGCGGGTGGTCTGCTTCCACGACCTATTTGTGGTGATTTCTAAAGCGTGAGCGGCCGCTGCTGCATCATTTAGCAGCGGTCTCCATCCGTACTGAACTGCTAGTACATTATCTGCGAAAGCCTTATCGGTGGAGTACCGAGGGCCTTGCATACGCTTATTCAAACTTTTGATTTGAGTCGGCGCAGCCACTTTACCAGTAAGCGTTGCGATGGCGTCCGAAAATCGAGCGCGTCGCAATAGACTCATGGAACGGGCGATACGGAAAGCAGTGTCCCCAATCATTTTCACTGATTCATTGGCTTCGGCTAAAA